ATGGATAAGAGTGGTAATGGATATGCGGTGATTCGTTTCCTTCCTGCTCCAGACGGTGAAGATCTGCCATGGGTGAAACTGTTTTCTCACGCGTTTCAAGGTCCTGGTGGATGGTATATTGAAAATTCTCTAACTACTATTGGTGGTAAAGATCCTATCGGTGAACTCAATCGTGAGTTGTGGAACAGTGGTAGTGATGCTGATAAAGATATTGCACGTAAACAAAAACGTAAACTATCATTCTACGCAAATATCTACGTTGTAAAAGATCCTGCCAATCCTCAGAACGAAGGTAAAGTATTTCTTTATAAGTTTGGTAAGAAGATCTTTGATAAGATTATGGATGTGATGCAACCAGAGTTTGAGGATGAGACCCCAATCAATCCTTTTGACTTTTGGAAGGGTGCAAATTTTAAAATGAAACTTAGAAAGGTTGAAGGTTATTGGAATTATGATAAGTCTGAGTTTGATAGTCCAAGTACATTACTAGATGATGATGATGCATTAGAAGCCATCTGGAAAAAGCAGTATTCATTGACTAAATTCACTGAACCAGACCAATTCAAATCTTATGATGAACTGAAGAAACGCCTAGACATGGTTCTTGGCAATAAAGCACAAGCACGCCAAGAAGAGCAGGAGACTGAGTATGACAACTATGCAGCAACTGAACAACGCGCTGTTAGTGAAGAACAAGTCATGCAAAAACTTGAGGACTCTTACCAAGCATCAAAGAATGTTGAGTCAACATCCTCTACTGATGACGATGATCCTCTTAGTTACTTTTCAAAGCTCGCTGAGTCTTGAACTATAACATATAATTCTAATGGGGTTGTAACTTTGGTTACGACCCTTTTTTTATGTCAAAACGAAATTGCGGCCTTGATTCCAAAAAGGCCGCCAAAAAAATCCCAGTAAAAAATGCCCCTATTACTTTTTTATTACTGGAATAGTCTAATATTCTCTCCTCTTACCAGACCAGGAGATACATACTGCGAAGAACCCTTACCATAGGGCATTACTGCTTCAAGGTCGTCAATAATTAGTGCGAGATAGAATGGTTTAATTACGAATATATTTCTTTTCTTATTTTGTTCTGATACTTCGTATTCATAATTTGATACAGGATATGCACCCTGACGAGTAATAGTCTGATCTAGACCCTCATCATAAAATGTAACACTATAGTCACTAGGTACAATAACACCCTGTGGGACAATAATTGTATTTTGACTATCTTTTACTTGACTTGTAATATGGTGTTTTGTTGCATATGCATTTTCATATGAACCATACTTGTCAAGTAAGTAATTATCGAACGATTCTTGAGATAATGGCCATTCATCTTCAAAATGAATAATATTATTACATAGCATAATCAACCAATCAAGGTTGGCATCACCATAAACCTTTTGTGCAACATTATCCGGTCTTTCGTCACCAATGACTTGATATTTGGTAAAGAATCCTAGATTGTTTAGGATATCTTCTCTTATTTTGGCTCTTTTGAATAAGTTTTTGACTTCTGTGTAATCAGAGATTTTCTGACCACTAGAAGTTCTATCTACATATTCAAAATCTGGAATATATCTAAAATATGGTTTGGTCATTAGTAACCAGTGCCTCCTACTCCATCATGTTCGTGTTGATATATTGGCTCAAGTTCACTAAATGTCATAACAACTTGGTATTGTGTCATTGAACCATCTTTATATGTCATGTAACTATTACCTGGTGTGTAATCGGCTCCAAAGTTGGTGAGAGCACAAGGTTTAAAATGATTCAGAAAGGGATGATCTCCTCCACTATTATGTATATACTTTAATTGAAAGATATCAGGTGTAGACAGAAAAAGTCTTTGCGGTGATATTTGGGGTGCCATTGATGTTTTGAAGAATCGTATTATGTTTTTAACAATTATTGCTTCAGTATCAGATCTTGGTGTAAAGGTAAAGTTAAAACTAAACTGTCTTAACCTTGGACCCTTAAACAACAGTTCAAGATTCTTATTTAAAACCTGACCTGTAGCTCTTCCTACTACATTGGCCCCAACTGCCTGACCAGCATAATACGCAGTAATAAATGGACCTAAATCCGGATCATTTATAAGTTGTTTAGCAGTTTGAGCCGAATTAGAAAATACATTGCCAAAAGCCTTCCCAAAAGCTTCCAAAGATAATTTCGAACCTCTAATCTTATTAATTCCCGAGGCTGCAATACTAGCACCTCTTCTTTGAATTTCGTTTATTTCATCTTGGTTCCAATCAACAGCGTTAGATTCACTTAAATTAGGTTGCATCGGTAACTGTATTGTTCCGACCACATCTCCCAATTTAGCAAAAACACCTTTTTCATTGCTAATATTCAAATTTGGTGAAACGATTTGTTTATTAGAATCTTTAAAAATACCTGCATCGTTAGTTGTATATTTGCGGCCAACAATTTGAATATAATCGTATCCAAAGGATGTAAGGTCTGCTTCTGGATATTGTAGAAGTAATTTACTATTTTTACCACTATTTCTATCACCTACATTAGCAAAAGTTGTTCCAAAAGGAAGTGCATCATCTGCTGTTCCTAAAAATGCATCATCACCTAAGGATGCAAAATTTGTAGAACTCAAATCGGAAAAACTATCAACACTACCATTAAAAATGTCACCACCAGTAAGAGTACCGTTGTCTACAGCACTACTACCAGATCCTTGTTCTTCACCACCACTTAAAGGTGCTTCATTATCACTTGAAGGTACTACTTCAAGTTCGACAACTGTTGGTGGTGTCGGTGGTTCTTCAGTATTTGCGAGAGACTTATAACCAGGTGTTTGTTGTAATTCTTGATATTCCTTTCTTGAGGTACTGCCCGAGAGGTTTTCTTCTGCTAAATTTAAAGTTGCTTGTTTTACACCTGAGTTTAAGTTTGTATATTGTTGAGTATTTTCTCCTGTAAAAAAATCATTAAAATCTTCTTGATTTACTATTGTGGTTTTGTTACTTGAAGCATTATATTGATATATTAACTTGTTACCAAATAAAGTTTTTTTATATACGTCATAATTTCCATTTGATATATTGGTTATAACAACAATATCACTTTTACCTTGTTGACCAGAAGGTGCTATAGTGCCGTTATTAAGAGGAAAGCTTGCTTGATATCTCGTTGGATCATTTCCCCCCAAACTTTCCCAACCTGAGGTACTTTTGCTTGCCACTATTTCATTTCTCCTAATAATGGTTACTAACCCGTTTAGTTATTTATTGTAAAACTCTGATAAGGAATCGCACGAAGTGTTTTAAGTTCCATAGGATCAACTACGCGAAGAGTATCTGATTCTTCCCAAGTATAATTCCTAAAATCACCCCAATGATAATTAAGTCCTCTAAAACCCCATTCAAAGACACCAACACAAGCAATTAACGGAAACTGGTCATATTCAACTCTCGGTGTTTTTGCCCGATAGATGAATGTGTAATACTTACCAACATCAGGAATGACTTCTACATCTGTTAGAATTTCCATGATTTCTAACATCATATCATCAGGATCTGTCATACTTGAGATCCGATTTTCATCCTCTTCTGTAAATCTATTCATTTCTTCCAGTGGTAGAGTTCATCTTCAGTAATAATCTTAAACTCAATTAAATTATCCTTACAAAAATCAACTGCTGCCTTCCATTTTGCTTGATTGACTGCATAAGTCTTTGCTTCTGCAATAAATCCTTTAGTTACTCTTTTCTTTTTGACTGGTGGTAGAGTTTGTTTCTTGGGTTTGATTTCAATTACATACTTTTTTAGTTTACCACTCTTTTCTTTCACTTCAATTAGAAAGTCTGGATAGTATCTATGTGGTCTTCCATCAACTGGTGAGATATACCTTATTGATAGTTCCTCACTCGCCCATTTTACTATACTGGGATTGGTGTCACAGTATCTACAAAACTGTCTTTCCCAAGAACTTCTACAAATGATATTGTTTGAATTGCCAAGGTATTTTTCAGGATGTGATGGTTTATAAATTGACTTTATACTTTGACCCATCTAATATACATAGTATTATAATGTAGAAATATTTAGATGCCTGGACCATCTCCAAATTCAGTCAAAACATCGGCACTAAAGAGTAAAATTCTTCATGTTGCCCAGACATCTGTATATCAAGTCAAAGTTCAACCACCAATTAGTGTACTAACTTTCTTGAATGCAAGAAATTTCAATTATTATGCAGATGGTGAAAATGTTGAATTGATGTGTTCTGCCGCATCACTTCCTGGTGTAAATCTTTTCACTCACGAAGCAACAAATGACTTCGCTGGTATGTCTGAAAAAATGGCATATCGAAAAGACTTTGGAAATACTCTTGATTTAACATTTATGGTCAATAATAGATATGATGTGATTGAATTATTTGATGGTTGGGTTGACTTTATTGCAGGACAAAATGTGAATAATATTGGGTACGAAAATTCGGCAGTATCTTATCGGATGAATTACCCGAATAGTTACAGAAGTCCGATACATGTGACCAAATTTGAGAAGAGTGCAACAGCAGAAAGAAGACGTACCAATGATAGTTATCAGTTAAGATATACTTTCATCGATGCATTCCCAATTAGTATTGCACCAACTCAGGTGAGTTACGAAGCAAGTGATGTTTTGAAATATAATATCTCTATGTCTTACACCAGATATGTTAGAGAACGTAAATTTGCATAATAAATAGTTTCAC